TTGATGCTGATGCACTTATTGCAGATGATTTTAATTTTGATTATGAGGTAGACGATTACAATTTAGAAACTGTGCATGTGTGGCGCAGTCAAAATCCTATTAATGATCTTGTGTATGGTTATGGCGGTGTAAAACTGTTGCCACGTAAACTTACAATTAATATGGATATTAGCAAGCCTGACATGACTACTAGTATTAGTTCAAAATTTAAAGCAGTAAAAGAATTATCAAATATTACTGCATTTAATACAGATCCTTTTAACACTTGGAAAAGTGCGTTTAGAGAGTGTGCAAAACTTAGTAGTAAAATAATTGATAGGCAGAAAAATGAAGAAACAGAACAAAGACTTGAAACGTGGTGTACAATTGGAGAACACAGACCTTATGGTTCCTATGCTCTTGCCGGTGCTAGGGCTGGCCGTGAGTTTGGCATTTCTAATAGTAACAGTTTACAACTTATAAATGACTTTGATTGGTTAAAGGAGCAGTTTAATGATAAAAACAGATCCTGATCTAATTACAAATTTAGAGACTAATGCTCTTTGGTTAGTAATACATCCTGTCACTACTTTCGATAATGAAATACATGAAATATATCCCTGGGTACGTGCAGAAACAATTAATTTTTCAAAAAGAATATTACACTATTTAAAAAATGTCAAATATAAAGCTATTTCAGCACCTACCGAAGCAATAAGGTTTTTCCATAATTATCCTAATTTGGTTTCCTCTAGTCAATTGCAAGATTACATGAAAAAACATAAACTTTCTAATATAGTTTATTGCGGATTTCACTATGGCTTTTGTATACTAAATGATGAAAAAGTTGGTATTAACAAAATGGAAAAATACTATACTTGCTTTGTTAAAAAAGATATTTGCCAACTTGCTTGGGAAGCAGATTGGGAAGAATGCGATAAAAAAACAAGCAAAGTTGCACAAATAATTTAAGGATTAATATGTCAATACATAACAGTGAGTTTTTTGATAACTTTGGACAAGTACTAAACAAATTTCCTGATTTATATCTTACAGATCTTTTTTCAAAAGGACAGATGGAATCTAAACGTTGGTTGGTTAATGAACTTGAAAAAATTAACCAACCATTAGGAACTGTGTTTTTATGTGCTGGTTGGTATGGCAGTTTGGCAACATTTCTATTTGAAAGTAAATTAGAAATAGAAAAGATTAGAAGTTTTGATATAGACAAGCATTGTGCAGCAATCGCAGAAACATTTAATCGCACAAAAACAATGGATAATTGGAAGTTTAAGGCTAGTACACTAGATATTTCAAAATTGGATTATCCTACGACTTACAGTACATTTAGATCAGATGGATCAAGTTTAGAACTTACAGAAATGCCAAATACAATTATTAATACTAGTTGTGAACATATTGACAACTTTGATGTATGGTTTAACAATATACCTGCAGGAACATTTGTTATATTACAGTCAAATGATTACTTTGATTTACCAGAACACGTAAATTGCTGTATAGATTTAGAAGACTTTTCTAAAATGACACCTATGCATAAAGTATATTATCAAGGGCAAATTGCACTATCTAAGTACAATAGATATATGCGTATAGGAATAAAATAGTCACAAGCAGCTATACACGTTTCAAACCTCAATAAATACGTATATTATTTACATAAGAGATAAAATGCGAAAAAATGATTTTGAGATAGTAAATCCAGAATTTCTTTATAAAATGGACGAACACGCAGAATGCTTGTTTGCTACAGAGCCTCGCGGTTTTTATTGGCACCCAGTATATAAACATTGGATTATATTCTCAATGGATAAACTTAAAGAAGCTTCTAAAATGAATGAGGATTTTAGTTTAGCAACCACGTCTCCTGCTCCTTTTGATCCAACACCCTTAGGCGGAATATGGAGAGCAGGATATGCACTTACTCTCCGAGAAGGCCCACATCATCATTTAGCAAAGAAGCATAGTCTAGACTGGCTCAAGCGCAGATCTACCGACTTTACTAAAATCTTTACTAACAACTTAAATAATGCCCTTGATAGTATACAAAAGGGAAAATCTTTTAAAGCATACGATATAATTGGTAAAACAGTTACACATACACAGATACAAAGTATAGAATTTCCTTGGCATATACTAGATGTTAATGAGGAGTTTGTCAAGGATGCTTATTTTCAGTGGATGAAACCTGGCGGTGTTTTTAGCAATTTTAATCCTGATTTTGATTACGATAAACCTGTTGCAGAAACAACTGAATTTTACAGCATGTTTGCACAAATAGTAGATAAAACAATTGACTATTATCATATTGATCGACCTGATGCAGACACAATGATTAACATGACAAAAAATCTTAGTGACAAGCAATCGGAATATAATGACAACCCTAAAAAGATGGCTTATATGCTTATACAATCATTATGGACTGTTGTAATACCTACATTTTCATTAAGTTTATATCAAAATATCTTGATGAACTTTTGTAAATATCCAGAAATTGCTGCAAGAGTCAAAAACGATAGATCTCTTGTTCCTTCTTTTGCTCGTGAAAGTTTACGCTTAGGACCTATGAAAGGCGGCATAAGAGATATTACACGCACCTTAGATTATCATGGATACAAATTTGATAAAGGCGGCAGAATACTCCTTTATACATACGGAGCAAATAGAGACCCAAAATATTTTAAAGATCCACTTGAATTTAAATTAGAAAGAGATAATGAACCATTGCCTGTTACTCTAGCATACGGTCCGCATCATTGCACTGGTGATTTTCTTGTAAAACATTTTCTAGAAATTATCACTAACGCTGTATTAGATAGGTTTAGTGAATTTGAAATTACAAATCAACCAGAACTGCTACCCGCTATGTTTGGTTCTACAACTGTGTATAAAGACCTTGAGTTAAAATTTTCATGATAAAAACAAAACAATTATATAATGCAACCCATGAGTTAATTACGTTTATACAGGAGTGTGATAAATTAGGATATAAAAATAATAACACATTAGAAGCAATGAAGTTTGATTGGTGTTTAGCAAATGGTGGATCTTGGTATGCTACATTTGTTGATGATAAAATTGTTGGTATAAGTGGCTTGCACAAATTTGCTGATGGTTATCGTGCACTTTTTAGAGGCTGCCAGCTGCACCCTATTCCAGGAGGATTATCTAAAAATCATATGAATTGCTGGATGTTTTATTATCATTTACCTTTAGTTATAGATCGTGTAGACGGACCAATCTATATTACAACCAACACAGATAACGATGCAAGTGGAAAAATGTTAAAATTAAATAAATTATACTCTATATTAGAAAAATCAGGCATAGTAGATTTTGTTGCTGAAGAAGAAGTGTTTTACACTAATCAAAATATATGGAAATTAAATAATAAAATTTATTTAGACGCAAGGAGTAAAGTAAAATGAAGATTGCAATTTTAGGCGCTGGCAGTGCCGGCATTCTTACTACTGGTTGTATCCTTAAAGATTTTAAAAACAGAAATATTGAATGTGAAGTTACCCATATTTTTGATCCTAATATTCCTATACTAGGAGTAGGAGAAAGCACAACATCAGAAGTGACATTTGCAATAGGACAAGCATTTAATTTTATTTTTGCTACTGAATCAGACGAAATAAAAAGCACTACTAAGTATGGTACACACTATATTGACTGGAGAGAAAAAGACATAATTTTTCCTTTTCAATCAGGTTATCATGCTGTTCATTTTGATGCTAGAGACTTTGCAAAAATGGGACTAGAAAGATTAAAAAGAATATATCCAAATTATAAATTATTACAGGAAAGCTGGCAAGAGTCAAGTGCAGAAAATTATGATTATGTAATTGATTGTCGCGGACGTCCCCAAGATTTCTCAGATTATAAGGAATGTAATTTAATACTTAATAGTGCTTTAGTTTACGATGATCCTGAACCTAGTGATTTTGGATTTACTAGACATGTAGCGCACAAATACGGATGGATGTTTGTAATTCCTTTAAAGCACAGAACATCACACGGTTTCTTATATAATAAAGATTTCTGCAATAGGCAGGAAGCAGAAGCAGAACTCATACGTATTACAAACGCAACAGAAAAAGATATTGAAAATTTTAGAACATTTACATTGAAGCCTTACTACTGTAAAAAGACAGTGAATGGACGTATGTTGAAAAACGGTAACAGAGCTGTATTTTTTGAGCCTATGAGTGCTAATTCTCTTTATATGGCTGTCAAAAATACACAAATTTTATCTCAATATATGAGGGGAGAAATTAGTCAAGACGAAGCTAACAAATTGTGCATCCTAAACTATCGTGCAGTTGAAGATTTAATTAATCTAATTTACCACGGTGGTTCTATATACGACAATGATTTTTGGCAGTGGACAAAAAAACGTGCTTCAAAAAATCTGCAAGAAACTGACGTCTTAAAAAGATATGTAAAAGATCAAGAAGATGAAATGTTTAAAACTATTACAGAAAGATTTATGGGGCACCATGTTTTACGATATGTAGACAAAGAATTTGAGTTTAATTATTTTGAGTAAATTATGTCTTTAAACACTTGGTATGATAATTTTGACGAACAATACTTCCGCGATATAATACACACAGGAGTAACAATACTTACGTCTGGCTCTTCGGGAGAACCTAAAGAAATTTACCAACCTCCAAGTAAAATCAATGCAGATGCAAAATTTGCAATAGATATTCAAGGTATAAATGTTACAAGTAGTGTTTATACATGTTTGAACCCTGTAAGAGCAGGCGGCTTATTTGCGCAAACTATCCCTGCATTACTTGTAGGAGCAGATGTTGATCTAGATAAGTTTAATCCTTACGAGTATGTTAGAGTTGCCAATAAATACACACACACGCATCTGACACCTAAACAAGCAAAAGCTGTGATGTTAACAAAGGGTTTTAGAGATCTCGATCTAACGGGTAAGACTTTTTTGATAGGATCTGAACCTGTCACTTATGATATTATAGAGGCATTTGTACACAGAGGAGCAAAAGTAATTACAATTTGGGGAATGACCGAAATAGGAGTCAATGCTATTATGGAGGTTTTTAATAGTATTGAAGATGTAAATAGTATGAAAGAAATCACGCCTAACAATTCGACAATTCTTGGCAGTATTTTTAATTGTAATTGGCGTATCATTGATTCGTGTTTGTGGGTATGCGGAGATATATGTGTATACGACGGATGGTTTAATACTAATGATACTGTGATTGAAAAGGATGGATATTTGTTTTATACTGGTAGAAGTAACGCTATAGTAGATTTTGCTAATCCAAAAAAAGGTTAATATGAAAATAAAAAATACATATGATATTATTATAATGACAGAAGGAAGTGATCCTGTTTTTAATGTTGCAAGAGCATTAGGTGGGTACAAAATTGCTTCTGCACTGCGTAACGAAGGGTATAGTGTATTTGTATTAAGTAACTTTTCTCACTTTATACAAAAAGGTAATATTAATCAAATCCTAGATAAACTGATAGGTGACAATACTTTGTGGGTAGGATTTAGTTCTACACTGTTTATGAGATCACAAAAAGATGTTTATAGAAAACGTCATACAAGAGATACAGCAAAACAGAATATGTTATGGCATTGGCCTACTAATGACATTGATGTAAAATCAATGACAGATTACATACGTTCTAAAGGAATAAAAACTGTCTATGGTGGTATGATGGATGCACATCGTGTGCCATTAGTTAGTGATTGTATAGACTATTATGTAGTAGGAATGGGCGAACATGCAGCTTTACACATAACAGATCATATAAAAAATGGTACTATACTTAATTATAATCCTGCTTACGGATTGAAGCCAAAAGTAATTGATTACGATCAAAGAGGAGAGCTTTTTGACTTTAGGAATGCGCACATAAATTATGTGCCAGAAGATTTTTGGAATCCAGAAGATGGCATGGGTATAGAGTTTGGTCGAGGATGTATTTTTAGATGTAAGTTTTGTGCATATCCATTGATTGGTAAGAAGAAAGGAGACTTGTCCTTTTTAAGAGAAAAAGAACGGATAAAAGATGAACTAAAACAAAACTATGAATTATATGGCACTACTAAGTATGTAATTATAGATGATACATTCAACGAGCAAACAATAAAATTACAAGCAATAGCAGATGCTATAGATGAAATAGATTTGCCAGAACAGTTACAATTTGCAGCTTTTATTAGAATTGACTTAATAGCAAGATACCCTGAACAACTAGAACTACTTAAGAAAATAAATGTACGTGCTTGGTTTTTAGGTGTAGAAAGTTTAAATTATGAGTCAGCAAAAGCAATTGGAAAAGGATGTCCTAAAGAAGTTATATTTGAAACAATCAAAAATGCAAAAGAAAAATTTAACGGATCATTAAGTGTATACGGCAGTTTTATTGCAGGACTTCCGCATGATAGTAGAGAAACTATGGATAAATGGACTGCCGAACTTGTAGAGAACAAACATTTATTTGATGCATTTTCGTTTAGTCCTCTAGAACTAGGAACTGCATCTCTCCTTTCTAAAAATCCAGAACTATATGGATACACAATTGATAAATCTGCAGACACTGCAAACAAGTGGACAAACGAGCATTGGTCCGCAGATGAAACAGTGGAATATGTAAAGCATTTGCAAAGCACAATTTTAGAGGACATCAGAGTGTCTACTTTCTTTTTGATGTTTTATCAATGTTTAGGTTTTACTTTTGATGAGCTTAGAGTAATGACATTCACAGAACTTTTTGCAAATAGTAAGGTTAGGAGAAAAGCTAGGCAGTATTTAGAAAAAAGTTATTATTCTAAAGTTGAAAACTTTTTAGGTGTAGAACCTACCCAACCTAATATCAAATACATGAAAAATCTATCAATAGAGCAAAGCATTAAAGACAGTTTGAAAGAAGAATTTTTACAAGTAAAAAATTTAGTAGATGTTCCTGAATTAGAAGTTCTCAAGGCAGTAGAGGATATTACAGAATGTAAAACTGCTAATGCTATTGTACAAAATGTTAAAAAAATTATTGGCTGTGAAATTTATCCTAGCTTTTTTATTCAGGCTGCAGATAGTTATTTAAAACCTAGAACTGAATCGGGTGCTACTGGTATACAAATAGTGCTTAACTTAGATGCTCCTATCACCTGGGACGAAGCAGTTGATGTATACTATGACTGTGCTGTATTAGATCTTAGCAACATGCATAGTATACAAACTGATAAAGAAGACAGGATTTTCTTACATATCACAATTTTAGACAAACCATATGAAGATGTGTTGCAAATTCTTAGTGAAAATGAAAGTGAGGTTTTTAATGTTTGAACAATTATTTTACATATACTATTTTCCTGTAACTTTTTTTGCAATATATACAATTGAAAAAGAAGTAAAATGTAATACCTTTGTTGGTAGTGTTTGGAGTAGAGTTACCTTACTTGAGCGTTTAGTTGCATGTATGATACCTTTGTATAGAGAATTTATACTAATAATCTTGTATATCCAAAGCCGGAAACCTAGTTGGTTTCCTAAGCCTTTGTAAGGAAACGCAATGTCATATTATGAAAACGTCGACCTACCATCCTTTTTAAATTTGTATACCCAGCTACAACAGCTAGATGTTGAATGGACTGGAAATCAAATTTGTATGAATGCTCCGCAAAATTTAACTTATGATACTACATTTGGAGTTGGCAGATTATTAAAAGAGTACAAGTTTGGAGATAAGATAGGACAAAATGAAGTAATTAAATCTTTAAAGGACGGAAATTGGCATTTGTGCGATATATTTGTAGATACACAATTTGAAGAATTATTTAATGCTGTTAAGTCTAGGTATAAAATAGGGAGGATACGTCTTATGAAATCGGCTCCTAATACTTGTTTAGCATGGCATCAAGATCCTGTACCTAGACTACACTATCCTATCAAAACGCAGGAAGGCTGCTTAATGGTAATAGAAGACGAAGTAAGACACTTAGAACAAGATAAATGGTGTCTTACACGCACTACACACGCTCATACAGCACTCAACGGCAGCAAAGAGGATCGTATACATATTGTTGCTGATATATTTCCATGATATTTAGAAAAACTAATACATTTTCAATTTTTGATCAATTTGTAGATGACTACAATGGCAAAACAATATTAGACTTCGGAGGTAACAGAGGTAATCTTATCGCTTCTAGCGAGGGTAAAATAAGTCAGGAAAACTATACTTGTTTAGATATAAGTAAACAAGCTCTTAGTGTTTTGCACAAGGATTTTCCTCTGGTCAAAAGTATTCATTGGAATAAATACCATTCTTACTATAATCCTACAGGAAATATAAAAGAACCATTTCCTAAATTACAATTTTATGATATCGTATTTGCAAATAGTGTGTTTACACATCTAACTCTAAAAGAAACACTATATTGCTTAGAGCAAATTACACAATATACTAATAGAATAGCTTTTACTTATATAGATCCTAGTAACAATCAATTTTTAAAAAAATTCAATGAAAAGTATTGTAAATTGTCATTTGATAATACCGATGAATCATATACAAACGACGAAAATGGAATATTTTGGAGTGCATTTAAGACAGAATATTTACTACATTTATTACCGCATACTAATATTAAACATGGCAGTACTAATTGGTTTAACTTTATCGACATCACAATTTAGTTATGTATCATAACTAAATGAATAAATATAAAGTATAAAAAGGAGATTACAATGACAACACTTACAGCACATCTTCATAAAGAAGGAGCAGGCGGCAATTATTTCGGACATTTAAAAATAGGGCTTAATATGATCATATGGTCTGCCGCAGTATTTGTTACAAGCACAATTCACGGAATTTTTCCGTTTTTATTAAACGATTCATCTATGTATTGTGCAAAAAAACTAGCAAGTTTAGTAGAGCAAACATTTAGTCATCACGAGGCGTAAAATGAAGTTTGGAGATTTAGGCAAGTATGGATGGTTAGTGAACACTGAACATCTTAGAGAAGTCCGTAGTGGCTATTTTAAGCATATGTGGTATGCGATTAAAATTTCCTCTTGGGGATTACTTAATCCTATTACAGGTTATATTCATGCCTTTTTTCCGTTTTTATTTCCAAATACGCCGCATAGGATAGCAATGCGTACTGTTGAGATGGCCGAGGAAATGATAGCAGAATTAAAAGCTACAATTGAAGCAGAAGACGCTGCAAAGAAGTAGGCAAAAAAAATTTAGTCATAAAAAAACGCCCAACGGGCGTTTTTTTATCTTATGTATTAATATAAGTCTATCCATCCTGCTGTGGAGTTTGAGACGCCGCCGCCGGCTAAACCTGTGTCACTTACATAGCCTACAAATTTTTGAGTATCTTGTAAAAACGCAAGCATTCCTTCTACAGGCGATGTTATTGCAGCATCACGTGTTGCTGCATCTGCATAAACGCCAGGTTTAATTGCACCTTGAACGTCTAGTGTTGCTGTAGGATTAATTGTGCCTATACCAAATTGTTGATCTTTCCATGAGTAGTAGTTTGCACCATTCGCAAAATCGGCAGTTGAAGTTGATGCAACAAGTATTGCATTTTCTCTTGCTTGGATAATACCTGTAATTAATTGACCATTTACATCATCACGTGTAAATCTAATCATTCCATATGTTAAAGCTGTATTACCACTTAGATCTGCTTCGCTTGTTCTAATAAAGTCTAATTGACTTCTTTCGTTGACTGCATCAATTTTGATGACGCTTTGACTTGCATTTTCATTGTTACCAAATGTTACAATGTTTGTTGAAGATTGGTATGTAGGTGCTTTGATTGTGCCAGCAGTTCCGTCGATAATCATATCACTATCATCTGCAAATACAGAGCCAACAACATCACCGTAAAGTGTTGCAGTATCATGATTTAGTATGACATTCAGATCTGGACCAACGACTGTTCCGCGTATGGGACCATCTACACTACCAATAAATGTAGGAGTAGCACCGCCTTGAATTATGACTTGGCCGTTTTCGCCGCGCCTCAAATCACCAGTAAAGTTATCTAGTACTGTATATGTATCTGTAGGATCTCTAACGTCTACCATTGCTGCTTTAGTAAACTCATCAATCATTAAGTTTCCTAAGCCATCATAAAGGCTACCGTAAAAATCACCTCTATGTGTATTTGTAACAGGATCGACAATAATTGTGCTGTCATTGCCTGCAATAGTTAGTGTATGTGTTTGTTCTTGCGATAAAATACGATCTGTAAGGGATGTTGCAGGAGTATTTGCCCATGCTGTACCGTCATAGTACATAATATCAAAGTTTTTTGGATTATCTAAAACTACGCCTGTTATATCGTCGATTGTAGTTAATGAATTGATTTTATTTGCAAGTGAATCAATACGTATGTTTTTCCAATTTAAACCGTCATAAGAAATGATATCAAAGTTTTCTGAGTTTGAGACACTAAGATCTGTTAGGTCATCTAGTTCTAACGCAGACTGTCTATTGTTCCATTCGTTAGTTAATGAGTTGTAAACAAGGACATCGCCGTCTTGCAAACCTGCTATGTCAGTATCAAGTAATCCTGCTACTGTGTTAGAAACTTCTCCAGATGCTGCAATAAGTATGCCACCTAACGTGGATCCGTCACCCACATAAAGTGATTTTGTATCTGTAGCATAAATTAATTCGCCTTCTAACGGCGTTATTAGCTGACGTTCTGCATCAGTTCCACGTCTTAAACGTAATGCCATTCTATTACTCCTGAACTCTGTTGTTAAATATATTTATCTAATTCAGGTGATATTATTTTCTTTTTTTTATAAATGATCGCACTTGCGATTTTACATCTTTAACAACTCTTTCCGAGTCAATTTTGAAGTCAACTTTTACAATTGCATCATCATATTCTTCAAAAAAAGCATTCAATGATTCTTCGGCATCATCAAATTCGGGACCTTTAATATCAATTTCCCATACATCACCGTTATCGAAATATACAACCGCAGAATTTAGATATTCAATAGGCACAGCTTTTATTTCTATATCTTCGAAAACTTCTGGCCAATGGTTGATAATTTCTTGCGGGAGCTTATCAGGCACTTTCTGGAGACTTCGCTTTGGATGCTTTTTTCTTAGTAGGCACTAATTCTTCTGCTTGTTCTCTAAGAGCCTTTGCTTCTTTGAATAGTGCATCTGCTTGCGAACGATATTGAGCAGCCAAGTCTTCATTAGATAAAACAGTATCATCAGAAACCTCTGCTACTACGTTAGCAGTTTCACCTGTAGCAGGTTTCGGCGCCAACTCTGCTACTGTAACACCTTCTTGCTCTGCAATAATTTGATTAAGTTCTGCAAGATTAATAACACTTTTGGTAGTAGGAGTCATTTCAATTTGCTTAGTTTCTAGTTTCACCATTTTACCTGTTCTGTGAAAACTTGCAAGCATATTTCTACCATCTGGTAGTGTTGTTCTTGCCATTGCATCAGCTAAATGAGTGCTGTCTTGGCCCGAAGCTGATTCTACTACTTTCATTAGTGCATCGTGATCTTCGGCATTTAGATTTTCTGTTGTAACTATTACGCAATTTTCTGGCTCGTTAGGTACAACTCTGTATGCTACAATTACTTTACGACCGTTCGTAATTAATCTTCCTACATGTTTTAACATTTTATCTCCTTAGGCAGCAGGTGCCTGTTGCTGTTGTGATGCTACAGCAGTTAGGAATGTATCTAGTTTTTGATACGTTTGGCCTACTGCAACCATTTCATTTGGCTTAAATGCGCCACGCTGGCTTGCAACATCAATAATACTTTTTAACGCTTGTAAATCATTTACTGTTAAGTCTGGTGATGTAGAAGCAGGTGCTTCTTGTGTACCTTCGTTAACTGCTTGAGTTTCTACTTCGTCGCTCATACTTTTATCTCCTATATAGTATATATACGTAGTTTATTTAGTTGTACTTTAAATGTGGACAAGCTAACATGAAATAACTCATTTCCTTGTTATCTTCAAATCCAACAGATATACAAATACCTTTTTCTTTTTTAGAATTTACCGTAAGGCGTTTGCCTACGTAAAATCTCTTTTTACAATTTTTATTGATCCATTTTATTAAAGATCCTTCTAGATTATATGTAGAAGGTATATCTACATATTCAAAATGCGGCGGAGCCACATCTAACCTTCTGATCCTTAATACATCTAATGGATTGATAGTTTTATTTTTTATCATGCCGCTTCGTCGTAATGGACACTAGTGCCAAATGGTGATTGCAAATTTTTATCTGCGTTAGAATGAATTACGAAAACAGTTTCACAGTAATCTGGATCACCCCAGCTATCCCAAGCATAACCGTCTGTAAACATAATTAATTTTTTAGGTTGGATATCATTTTCTTTCATATAAGTCCAATTAACCATAAAGTCAGTGCCACCACCACCATACACTTCGTAGTCTGTCAAATCCTCACCACCATCTGCTGTAAAGTCTTGCTCGTTATATACAGCAGTATCAAAACACCACAATTTGATTTTGTAGTCTTTGTACTGATCCATAATACCTTTGACTTCGCTAAGGAATATTTTTGCTTGTGCACTACCAATAGAGCCTGACATATCAATGCATACACATACATCAATTGTTTCGTCAAAGTTCATACCTGGAAGAACTGCTCCAGTATGCCAGCCTTTGCGTGAAGGACGCATAAATGTATAATCACTTTTAATTATTGATTGAATTTGTTGTTGCAGGATTTCTCGCCAATTCATTTTAGGCTCAGTGAGCTCTTGAATCATGCGTTGAACACCTGCTGGAGTATTACCTGCGCCGGCTGCCTGTGCACTAGACAAAACGTTTTCTTTTATTTCGTCTTTGATCTTTTTAAGTTCTTCTTTAGAATACTTTGGTCTTTTGCTACTAGTGCCGTGACCATTTGAGTCTTTATCCTCGCCGTTGTCACCATCAGCTTCCCCATCTGCATCTTCTGAATCAAGATGCTCGTCTAGCATTTCACCTTCTTTGTCTAATTGATCAAGAAGTTCTTGTAACTCTTTTCCAGCTTCTTTAGCTTGCTCAAACAGTTTATCGTAAATTTCTTCTGACGTGTCTGCATCGTATTTAAAGTCTTGAAAGCAGTCTACAATGCTAGGCTTTTCGCCAATACGATCTCTTACAAGTAAGTTATTAACTTTGTAGTCTGCGGCAATATTGTAGAGCATAGGATTACGATCACCGCGACGTTCTAAGTGATCAAAAACCATATGTAATATTTCATGTGCAATAACAAATTCAATTTCTTTGTTTGTCATTGCATTAAAGAACTGGGTGTTGTAGTAAAGGTTACGACCGTCTACTGCGGCAGTAGGTAACCAATCGTCTGCTGCCAGTATTTGCAAACGTGTAGCCATATTACCAAAAAACGGATGCCTAAGTAGCAAACCTACTCGTGCAACAATAATGCGGTCATAAACTTCAACACGCATTTCTTCTAATTGTTCTGGAGTGATATTGGGGTCAGGTTGCCAGTTTTTTAGTTTACTAGCAGTTTTTTCTGTAGACATTTGCAGTACCATTTTACCCTCTACTTTGCTATTTTCTATACATATAGTATAACACTATTTAATAGGATTGTCAACCAGAAAAATAAAGAACGGGCTCAAAAGAACCCGTTCTTTTCAACATTATGCCGCTTGAGCAGCCTTAATGTACTTACCATAACGATCGTGGAACTCATCAAAGCATTCTACTTCGTCAGGGTCAATGGGCAATGCATACTGTGTTAGTGCGAGCTTAATGCCCATTACAACTAGCTCAGTATCAAAATTGTCCATTGCAAATCGCAGGAAGTTGTTAACTTTCTCGTCAAACTTCTTGTCGCCTTTGTTATCAGCTTCTTTCAGTTCGTAGCACAAAGATACAGTTAAGGAATACATAGCACTGATTTCTTGTGACTGTATCTCTTTAACTTTTCCTGCAAGAATATCAGTTGGGTTAGGCATGCTCGACGCAACCTTGCGGTGAGCCATAAATTTGACAGCCAAACCTTCGCCAACTGCACCACTAACTAAATCAGTAGTAGTGTTTTCGTCAATGTCGTCTTCAAGCAATTCGCTTACAAACGACCATGTACGAGGTGTTGCAAAAGAACGTGAAGGGGACTTTGGATCAAAGTCATACAAGTCCTTTTTGCTAAATTGTAAGAAACCTACAACGTCCTGATGTATTTTGTTATCTACAGCCCACTCAAACCAGTCATCAAATGACACAACCATTTCTAAGTGAATAAAGCGGTTAGCCAGCGGAGCAGGCATACGATATGTAACACCCTTATCTGCGTCACGATTGCCTGCCGCAACAATAAGCACATTGTCAGGCAGTTTGTAGGTACCAACCTTACGGTTAAGAATAAGTTGATAAGCCGCTGCCTGTACAGCAGGTGCCGCAGAGTTCATTTCGTCTAAGAAAAGAACAATGTTATCATACTGTGCCGCAAACTCATCTGACGGTAGTTCACTTGGAGGAGCCCAAGCCATTGTACCTGCATTGCTATCAAAAAACGGAATGCCTTTGATATCAGTAGGTTCCCATAGACTCAAACGAACATCGATCAAATGTGAATTTGGAAGTCCATCTGTAATTTGCTTTACAATATCGGACTTACCAATACCTGGAGGTCCCCAAAGGAAGATAGGACGCTTCTTTTTAAGAGCATGTCTAATGCTTGCTTTTGCGCTGTTTGGTGTTACTGTACGAGTTGCAGTATCCATGAAAGTATTCCCTCTTGTGTTATCAGTGCTAATTTCTAACTATGTATATATAATAACATCATTACAGATAAAGTCAACCATTAATTTAAAATAGGAAAATTATTTTTTCTATAGAAATCAACAGTTTGTAAATTATGGTCAAAAATATCTGCCATTTCTCGGTGTATTTCTTTCATTTCTTCTATATTTAATGTGTCAATATAATCTATTAGATCGTAAATTTTTTCTAACCTTTTGAAATGATCTGTTTCTAAATCATAACTTTCGTCCCACCATTTATCGAATGTTTTGAATCCTAATTCTTTCAAATACTGTAGCGTAAAAGGTGGTGCAACTATCACAAAAGGTCTTCTACAACGGATAGGATGTAATGCTTTTTCACTAAAATTTGCTTGTGGTTGTCCAAATCTAGTTTCAGTAATTATACCTACAAAGCAAGAAACAAGCGAATCATAAAAAACAGGATTATATTTTGTTGTCATAGATTTTTTATTTTTAGGATAGTAAACGCTGTGATCGTTCGATACATTAGTTTTAGTTGCCATCTGATCTAAATAGAATTTTTCTTTATTAAGTACTTTGTTACCTTCGTGTAACACACTTAGATATTTTTCTTCTACGTCAATGCCGTCAATTTCTGGTGTTGTGAAATGCCAGCTGTAGTTACCGTCTTTATTTGCCAAATAGCTCATAACAGCATGTCTTGCAAGAGTATATCTCCAATTTGCACACCAAAACTTCTTTGTAATACCTAAGTTGTTTGGCGGTATTCCTTTTTTTGTATTCATAATTGTTTGTAGAAATATGTCAAAACAAAAAATATTTAAATTTTTATATTTGTAACCAAAAAACTGACTAGCATTTCTTTCACATGTGTAGACATTTATAATAATACCCAGTCTTTCTGCAAGGTGTTGTATGACATCAAATTCATGACTATATAATTTATTATGTTCATCTTCGTTATATAATGTTTCTGTATAAAATGATCTATTACACTCTTTTTGTCCATCGACTAATTTATAAGTTGATAAAACTTCAAATAGATATATGTCAAGTCCTGTACTTGAAAGTTTTTTTAGCTTACTATGTGATAACAAATCATCTAAATTTAATTTGTTATGTGCTGTAGAAATGATATATGGACCTTTACTTGGCAATGATAATTTTGCTGTCCTACCTAACAGCTTATTGTTTGACCTCATTTTAAAAGGAAAGTTAAAATAATATACCTTATCCATAAAATTAGGCATCATTTAGTCCCTGTTATTTGTAGAGTGTATCTCGGCAATATTCCTATATTACTTGCAGCGTGAGGAGTATCTCCGCTCCATAAGTAGTAATCTCCTGCACACCAATTTACAACTCCTATATTATCAATTTCAAAATAATGTCCGGATTGCCAATCTTCTAAAAAAACAATTGCTCTATAAACTTCATCACGATACAGATTAAATATACGACAGTAAGTTTCAAAGTGATCTGAGTGTACAGGCATAATTTCTAGTGTACACATTTTATAAAATACAAATCCTGGATTTTTAAGTTTTAGTTTATTTGATATATTGTATACCCACTCTGGCATTTGATTTTCTTGATTTGATTGACTGTACATTACTCCCGAAAAAGAGTCATGAGTATATCCTTGGCTACGCCATTCCTGTATTTCTGAATCTTTAATCGGCTGCCTAACATAAGGAAATGATTTATAAGCATCACTCCAATTTGCAGATATATGTCCTTTAGTGTATGTCACGCTCTAAATCCAATGTTACACAATGAAATCCACCGCCTAGTGTTCTTTGATGACGCATAGGAAGCATTGCACATTCTATATTATATTTTTCTAATTCTTTCCTAAGTGTGTGCTGATTTTCCTCTAACACAACTAAATTAGGATTTATGCTAAACAAGTTCATGTTTATCCATTTACTTGCATTACAGTAATCTGGAAAATGTCCTATGTCAGTAGGCTCCGGGCACCAAATTGCTTCCCATTTACTGAAAGGTAACGGAAGCTGATCTTTTGATTTTATTCTTTCAGGATTTAATAGCATTAAGCCATCTCTCAAAAACGCAATAGTACTATCTATATGAATATAGCTGTATATACCTTCTAGTGTATGGACATGTACATCTGAATGTTCTCTATTAAGCCATTCTTGTAACATTTGTGCACCTGCTTTGTTGCCTGTATTACTAACCAGGTACAAAAGATCGTTGTTTGCACGGATAATATTTGCAGCGTCAAACATAGGATGTTTTTCTGTAAGAGCCAATTGATCAGGATTACCTATACACAGTTCATTGTACATATCTTCGTCATAGGTTCCATACTTGTGTATTGATATAGGAGCAGCAGCAGGTAAAAGATATCGCCATTCGTTCTTACGTGCTTCGAGAGACATTGGAGCAGCAAGCCTTCTGTCACCGTATGCAAATACTGTATCTCTAGGACAGTAATTATAATATTCAACTTCTTGTGTAACAGTTGGGCGGACAACTTTGATGTTTAAATTTTTTAAAAAACTTGATAATATTTCTAAATCTTCATTTGCTTCTTGTATGACTTGGTTAGGATAATTGCCTATTTTTATATTAGACACATCCTTTTTGTCTGCATAATTTACAGTGCGTAAACTTTTTGACATTGTAGGAATTTTTGCTCCATCTGCTACTCCTACAACAACTGTTTTCAATTGATCCCATTCGTTATATACGCTCATTCTTTAGATTGCCTTTTCATCGCTTTGACTAACCCATACTTTCTAAGATCACCACTAAACAATGTAAGTTCAACAGCCTTTTTTTCATTTGTTACACTAATACTTCTATTAGTGAGATAATAAGGACAGTCTATGAATTGATCTAAAAAAATAATTACTTGTGTAGTAAGTGGCATTTCTTTTGGATAAGGGATATCATATATAGCAAGATCGATTTTTTTTAATACATTGAAACCTTCTTCTGTAAGACGTAAACCACCTTTGCCTTTATTTCTTGTGTTTTGCCACCAGAGGGGCATATACGTTTTTATATTTGCTTCACTAGTAGATTGTCCTAGTTCTTTCAAAAATATTTTTGTATATGCTTCTTTCCAACTCATTCTTCAACTTTTTCACCTGTTGTGAGTTTGTAAACAACAAATTCGTCTGTGTTGAACATGTCATTTAATTTTTTAGCTAGATTATGTGCATGCCCAGGATTTGAAAAACTAGTCTTTTTATATTTTGGACCAGGATAATTTGTAAGAGCATTAGAGCTTTTTAAATTGAAGGGTGCATCTTGATAAAATACAGCCCAAATGGCTTCTGCTTGTAAAACTTGTTCGCTTCTATATGTTTTACTGTTTACCTTCTCAAGAAGAATATTTGGCTTTGGTCTACTCATATATACGTATCCTATTAACTACGTATATATTTATCTCTTTTAGAGTTATATGAGCAGTTTATTCAAAACCACTGCCGTCCATTGTAATGTTAATTACTTCATCTGAGTTAGTATTTGATTCGGAAACAAGTTTTTCTAGATCGCCTTGTAGTCTACTCATTACAATACCAATAGTAAAAGCAAGATTTTTAGCTGTGTTTATATCCAGCTTAACTTCTTTGGCTCTACTATTTTCAGCACTTTTCACTTGTGTAATAAACTGTTGTAGTGGAATAGTGTTTAAAGGTTCAACGGTTGGCAAGGCTAAGCTCCTGACGCATTTCAATTTCAGTCTTAAAAGGACCTTTGTAATCGTAACGTTCTACTGTAATTTGTTTAGGACAAAAACTTTTAACCCAACCCTTGTCAAATTTAATAATATAATATCCTGCACAATAGTTGCTTTTAGATTTTTCGCTTTTGGTAAACAACGGCAATTTACGTTTTACATCATACATAGAATTGTATGGACATACACTTGTAGGGAAACCATGAACAATATATTCAACTTCTTTCTGTGTTTCTTCTTTTTCAATGCCTACAAAAATTATATCACTGCCAAACTTTTTTGACATCTGCCGTTTGTTGTTAAAGAAGCAGGTTCCAGATGGCTCTGAAAACATGTAACGTTCATCATCCCAGCTTAGTGTTCCTAAACGTGTGCCTTCGTCTTCTACGATCCAAAATTTATCTTTTAGAATTGTTTTTGCTTTTATAGTCATTTAGGGTACCTCGCTTGTAATGGTTCTGCAAAAGATGCTGCCTGGTCTGCAATACGTTGCATATCCCACTTAGCACAAAATTTCATAAGACGCATACCTACTTGTGATATATTCTTTGGTTCTACTTCTGCAATAGTAGTATTAATTATCTCTCTAATATCTGCAGGTTGCGCAGTCAAATCACATAGTGTTACATTGCGGTTGTAGTCGTCCAGAACACGGTGCTCAATATCATTATGATCAACCCAACGCTGTAGCATAAGATTATTCCAATTAAAACCTTTTGTATCTTTGTCTTCAAATGCTTCAAGTAATCCTACCTTGTTTTTTGTACCTTTCTTGCGAACGCCTGGATATGCACTAAACACATTATCACTTGTATCACCACGCATACATTTCTCAAATAGCATCCACTGCGGGTTAGGTGCACCTTTAGGCTCTTTAGTTTTCTTGTCAATTACTTCTTTGCCTTTGTCATCAAAGTAACCTTCATGTGTAATTGTAGTATTACTCACACCGTTGTATTGTTTTACGTTAGGTGCAATAAGTTGTGCAAAGTCGCCGTCAGTAGAAATGATAACGTGATTGTCATTGGGATGTGCTTGTACCCAACCTGCAATAAGATCGTCTGCTTCTAGTTGCGGATGACGTATCATTGTACAGTTAGTCTTTTCGCCGATGAAATCTTTAAACTCGTCAAAGATTTGCCAAAACACAGTATCTTCTTCTTGCTGTGCAGGAGTCATTGCATCACGAGTTTCTTGACGATTGCGCTTGTATGGCTCGTAATAATCTTTACGCCAACTGCGGCCTTCTAAACAAAACACAACATGATCTGCGTTAAAGTCTGTCCAAGCTTTTTTTACACTGTTAAGAGTAATGTGTAGTGCCATACCTACTTTAGTATCTAAGTCGCCACGTACTACGTGTCGTGCTCTAAAGAAAGTATTAGCAGTATCAACTAGTACATAAGTTGCCATTTAGTTCCTCGTCTATATAACGTTTCAATTCATGGTCTCCAACATTTTCAGGTATCTCATTTTTATAAAATAAGCGATAACTGTCACTGCCGTATTTCCCAATTCCATATAACATTGTAGCATCTTCCTCGTCCCATGTCAAGAAATCTTTTGTCATACGTTTCAAACGGTTATAACGAATATTCAACATACCTAGTGGTTGAATAATATTTTTTATAGTTTTTTCTGTTGTGTTTAAAAAATGTACAGGTGTTGGAGCCACGCTGAACAAGACTGGTAAAACTCTTTTTACTTGTTTACGATTTGTTTGATTCAAACAAATCACTCCTACCATATGCTGCCATTTTGACTCTACTTGTTGTTGTACCATTAAGTCATCGAGCATATTCATTCTCTTCCGTTATATTCTTCAATATATCTTCGTTTATAAAAGGTATACACAATCCGTTTTCGTCTTCTCTGTGTAAAACGATATCAAATGCTATGCTTACTCTTGGTTCGTCTTGCGTATGCTCTGTTGTACAGTGTTCTAAATATGTTGGAAAAAGTGTCACATTGCCCATTTTGTTAGGATCGGGATATACAACTTGATTATCATATGGACTAACATATAAAGTATAACTATCATAATCCTTAAGATGCATATTTCCGCTTATATATGTATCTGCGGTTGCGCCATGATGATGTGGTTTTATTTTATCACCTTTTTCTAAAATATTAAACCATCCTATAATATTACAATTTCTTACCGCTGCACCTTTTTTAGTTACAAAATCTAGATACAACGCTTGTAAATAATTATATAGGGTTTGTAAAGATTCACACTGATCGCGATAGTTAAATAAATTGTAAGAGCCTAACCTAGCAGTAATTGTACTATCTGCTAATCCTGTATCTCCTACAGGATTCACAGGGTATTTCAAAAATTCGTCTTTATTATCTAATAGCCAGTCATGTATAACTCCGCATTCTTGGAAATTAAATAATTCATTATACATAGGAATATGCCATGTAGGTGCAAATTCATTTGTAGGATGCTTGCTACTAAAATATTTCAACATTAAGAAACCTCACTCTTTCCTTTGTCTAATGGTACAACATTGATGTATCCTGCTCCCCTATCGGTATCCATACCTTCTTCTTGCAACATATTATACACAATGTCACGGAACCAACGATCTACAATTTCTTCTTCTGGATCATTTTCAACACCATAACCTGCTTCAATAAGTTGTAGAATAAAGTATTTGTTCCAGTCTAGCTCAAAGAATCCGTTGCGAACATTGTCTTCGTTTACTTTAACATCAAGTACATTTACCCAAGGCTCTTTGCGTCTAGTAGCATATTCCTTAGGATCTTTCTTTTTAAGAAGAGCCATTTCCTGCTCTTCTAGTTCTTTTTCTCTCTTACTGATACCAGTAATATCTTTTATAAATTTTTTCATATTAAACCTTTTTCTCTTAACCTATTTGCAAGATCTTCAGGATTTTCAACATCTTTTTTTGCATTTATAGGAGCAGTCATAGCACGTTCATGCTGCTCATTTTTATATTTTTGTTTAGGTGCCCCAGGCATTTCCGAATAAGCTGATGTGTAATCTTGGTGTGAAACGCCATCCTCTCGCCATACATTCGTTCGCCACCTCTTGTACGTTAAGCGTATACTCTTCAGAACGTCCTCCAAGCGGCATAAGATATACTGGACACTCGATGCCGTTTTTGCGATATGCATCAACAGCCCTACCGGCTTCATCAATATCTGTACTGTCAGCAACAACAAATTTGAGATAGACTGAAGAATTCCGAAGACTAAAATAATCACTAACAACAGCAGGTCGGATAGCGTCCTCCCAAGATTCTCCACTAACGGAGAGCTTAGGCGAACATGAGAAAGTCCATTTAATTCTGCTCGTAGCATTGATATAGTTTCTAAGATCGTCGTGTAAAAATTGTGTGCTATTTGTTTCAAACGTGACATTTTTTAAGTCCTTCATTTTAGGATGTTCAAACAACTCTACATAAAGTCGTTGCCAAGCAAGTAATGGCTCACCGCCTGTAAGAATTAGATGTATATCTTGCCCGTTGTCTTGTGTCCATTTGCCTTCTGGCAGCAAACTAATCAAATGATCTACAACTTCGTCTACTTCTGCTAGTTTGTTGAAGTCTTTAAATTCTGGATAGATACTTGCATATGTGTCACAGCCTGTATGAATAATGGGCAAGTCTTCAAACTTTTCTGTTGTATTATGCACATCCTTTGCAATTAGTTCTGCAACTTCAGGATTGTGTCTGATTTTATTTTGTGTTTTTACTGCACGACTAGGTTCATCTCTTCCTAGTCCAAAGTTCATACAGCGGAAGTTACAACCAAATGTGCGCAAGAATACACTAGGTACTCCTACAAATTTGCCTTCGCCTTGCACACTATAGAATGCTTCTGAATATCTTAGTTTCATAATGGCAGCCTTCCTGTATACAATTCAATTCCTAAACCTATCATGCCCATTATAAACACTGCTATAATAAACACTTGTGCCATGCGCACTGCAATATAATCACCCATTAGCAACTAAACTCCTGCTGTAGTTTAATATTGTCAAAGAATTCTTTCTTTGTACCTGCATCATCCTTAAATGCACCTTTTAGTACAGTTGTCTGTGTAAGTGAACTATGTGCCATAATGCCACGATTCTCACAGCAACCATGTGTTGCTTGAATGTATACACCTAAATGTTCTGCACCTGTTGCCTTTGCAATCTCACGTGCAATATCATTTGCAAGTTCTTCTTGTAGCGTACCACGGCGAGCGCACCACTGTGCAATACGTGTGTATTTAGATAAGCCAATCAATTTGTCTGCGGCAATAATACCAATGTATGCTACACCGCCTACTGGTTGATGATGGTGACTACACATACTTTTTAGTTCTGAACGAACAACTAGCATACCTTCGTAGCGTTCGTCTGAGTCATTTGGAAATGCTGTTGCACTTGGAATAGGATCATAACGTCCTGACATGATCTCATTAAAGTACATCTTAGCAAGACGTCTTGCTGTACCTTGTGAGTTAGGATCATTGTGTCGATCAATTACTAGTGCATCAAGCACACTTTCAAATGCTACTGTAGCATCATCAATAAGTTGTTCTTTATCGCCCTTTTGTAGGACTTCTGAAATATTGTCGCCTGCCCAATAGCGAATGTTTGCATCTTGCAAACGGGCTTTAATCTGTTCTGCTTTGCTCATTTAGTTCTCCGAGTTATCGACGTGGATGTCGTATATCATGGTACAAGACATAATAGTATTGTACCATGTATTTAGGTTTATGTCAAGTATTTTATGCAAAATACTTGTCTAACATATCTAATCTATCATTTGCAGCAGCCATACTATCTAGCTCTTTTTGTATAGTTTCAATAATATCAGAGTGCTCTCCAATACCAACTACTTTCTGCATATAAACTTCAATATTAGTTTTATGCAACTCTAACTCTGCTTCAGCATGTTTACGAGCTGCGGTTATCATTTGCTCACGCAATTCCATATCCTTTCCTATAATTTCCTTTGCCCGGAATAACATTTCTAACTCCTCCTACGGGATCCGGACAATCATTATCCCGTCTGAAGATTAAGTGAACGTGTGGATACATGCAAGTCTGTCCTGCACTATCTCCCATATTTAGGCCAACATTAAATCCAGTAATATCATTATTTGATGAATAAACATTGTCGTCGCCCATTGTAACTGCAAACTTAAAACATTTCATTACGTTATCAATGGTATTTGTTTTTGGCACAATTAACATGTGTCCTTCAGTCACTGGAAACTTATCTTTAAATACAACAAAATCTGTAGTCGTTAATTCAACGTCAGTCCAAGGAGCTCTACCTTCTTTTTGTGCTGCTTCTAAAGTATCAGTTCGCATATTGTTTTCCTTATTTTTATAATAGTAACATAAGTTAACCTAAAAGTCAAGCATAAATACTTTATGAATGATGCATATCGTGTAGCATTTTATGATGTAGTAAAAGAAACGCAAGCTACTTCAGGTTATAATTTACCTGAACACTTAGAGGCTTACGTTGTAATGCTTTTGGCACATCACATTGACCGTCCTGACTTTTTACCTGAAGATTCATTTGCACAAGCATATTTAAAACTGAACCGTCCTGCCGATTATACTGCTAAGGAACTTGGCGACACTTGTTTGTTTGTTACAGGTGTATTTCCTACTTATGGTAGTAAACACGGTATTAATCGTCGATACTATCAAGATATAGGTATAGGATCATATGAAATGGTAGCAGAGGTTATGCACAAAGATTTGTTTTCACAACTTGCTACACATTTTGATTTCCTAAGTAATTTTATTGAAATAACTACGCATTCTGCCAAACAGAAGCATAGTAACCTTTTCCATTAGTATCGCCACCTTCGTTGTCTATTTCTACACCGTCGTAAACAATCGAAGTAATAGTCTCTTCACCGTTATCATATTCGCTCAGATGAAACTCTAGTTTCTTAGGATCAAACTCTCCAACAGTTTCGATTACACCTTCAAAGAATGTACCTTTTTCACTAGAATACATTTGTGCAATATAATCCACATCCTCACCGGCATAGCATTCTTGTGAATCGTATAGTTCAACTTCCCAGTCAGTTTCGTCGCCTATTTCGTCACACAGTTCTTGAACACCCTTACGAGACATAACTTCACGAACAAAAGGAGCATTGTATTCAGCATTCTCAACTTCGTCGATGTCCATGTATGCACTACCAAACTCTGCACCATATTGATGTTCGTATTCTGTAGGTGCCTCATACCAGGATGACTTGTAATCATCTTTGCCGTAACTAGTTAAAAAGTCTGCTTCAGTTGGAACACTATCAATGTTTTCAAACTCGCATTCGTCCGTACTGTCGTCTACCATATAGGTAACAAAATCACTGTCACCGTGTTCTTCGCAAACTTGTGACCAAAAGTCGTGTGCTTCTTTCGTAATACTCATGTATGCTGCTTCACCACCATAGCCTGAGATATGTATACGATAATATCTTGGACCTTTAATTGTTTCTACTAACTCCTGATTTTCTTCACTGGTATAAGTCATTATTTTATTCCTAGTTCTTTTTTAAGTTTTACTACCTGTCGTCTTCGTGCATGTATTTCTGCTTGAAGTCCTGAGATTAAATTACCCTTTGCTTTATTTTCGTGTGCTTCTTTGAGATCAGCAATCTTACGATTAATACTGTCTTCTAAGCCTGCCAAGTATCGTAATCTATCTTCTCGTTTTGCGTTATCCATTTACGTTCTCCCAAGGGTAAACTAACCAAACATCTTCTTCTGCTTTGTTAACTTCATGTACACTATAATCTACCTTGCCATCGAAGTCACTAGACAAGTTGTCTGTAATAGTAGCAAAGCGAACATTACTGTGCCATACAGTATTCCAACTTTCTGAATTTGGTAAACAACTAGATTTCCAATCTTCTTTTATCCAGTTGAACGTAGCACCAGTGTCGTTAATATCATCAACAATCAAAATGTTTTTACGTCTACTAATATCCCAACGGCTTTTATACGTTTCTTGATCATCTAGAGGAACATAGCCAAAAGCATCTTCTGCCATCCAACAGTTGCTTTCACTTGCTTCACCGTCGTAGTTATCACGTAAACTTACCTTTAATGCTTCGCCACGTACACCTAACATATTACTAAGGATAGTAGCAGGAATGTTGCCGCCTCGTGTAATACCTACAATGTAGTCAGGCCGCCAGTTGTCTTTATACATCTGTAATACAATATTTGTGCAAGCACGTTCAATGTCTGCCCAATCATAATAATGCTTTTTAATTTTCATATTTTTCTTTTAGGTACTGTTCGTGTTGCACCCATTCTCCTTTGCGTAAAAAACCCCAGTCTCTTAATTTAGGACCTGGGATGAATATAGTCCATACATCAACGCCAGGTTCAAGCTCAACACGATGAAGGCTATGACAGCCGGCAAACCGTATCGTGCCTGCGCTACGCCAAAATCTACCATTCGGCGTGTGTTCCCAATAACCACCTTTAATGATAAAAGTGATAAAAGGCCAAGGATGGTCATGTAAATCATCTAAATCTCCTTTATGAAAATTATGTAAAAATATGTTGAAAGGAAACCATTTCCTATCTTTTAAGAACAAATAGTAACGTGTTAGATACGGCTCGTTTTCGTGCCTGTCCATAATTACTCTTTTGCGGCCTATTTTTTCTAAAAGTTGTAAAAATTTAAAACGGAATGTCTTCGTCATCTTCATGATTACCTTTGAAATCTTGATCTACCATTTTATAGATAGTTTTAAAATTTTCATATGCTTTTTCAAGTGCAGGATAATGCATACACATTTTTTTGAGCTTTTCCGGAGAGGGCATATGGTCTTCAAATTCAACTTTATTGAAAGTTATATTTGTCAAACCGTCAATAGTGCTATCTAATGATATTGTATCGTTAAGTGTGAATGTGCCATCGTTAATATCTACAACAAATGTATTATCTGCACTAGAAGTATACATTGAATCTTTGTAAACTAAATTATCAAGGTCTATAGTTTCTACCATCAAGTCAGATAGTGTGATAGAATCTGAACCAGTAAGAGTTACAATGTCAACATCTGTATCATTATCTTTTGATTGTGTCATATAGTACTGCTCCACTGAAGAATTCTTTGTTTAGTTTAGTGCGTTGCTTGTCTAATGCTACAAGAAAATCTTCATAGTTTTCCATATATTCTCTAATTTGTGAAACTACCTCTCCACGGTGTTTGCGATAGCTTGCAAAGTCTTCAGTCCATACACTAGGATATTTAAATTCAGACAGTGCCATTTCACTGTAGCTCAGTCTATCAGGTACCATAGGAATAGCATCTACTAATGCACCTTCATACCAGCTAATACCAAGTGTTTCTTGTAAGTTAGAAGAGAACACCATCTTAGCTTCGCCTAGCAAGTTGTGATACTCATTCTTAGTAAGCTCACGTTCTTGACAAACTACAAACTCGTATTCAGGAAGTTGTTCTGCTAGATCACGGAAAATATCAACTTGCTTCTCAGGAGCAATACGATGTGGAAAGAGAATAAGATTACGCTTTTCCATACCTTTGTAACTATCTAAACTGTTCTTTAGATACTCCATAGGCCAGCCTACACGATGAGTTTTATCATCATCTATATCTAAACTTTCAGCAAATAGATCTATATGAAAGTCAGTTGCATAAAAATTATCATCATAACATTCATACATAGATTGTTCTGCATGACGTACCCAAGGCTTATCGCCAATTAGCCTACCAAGGAAATCATGAGGATCATAAGAACCAGCATGCCAAAGACCACCGACTCTAATGTCGACCCCAAGGAGCTCAGCCATGTAGCGCAACTGGATAACAGTTGGGTTCCACGCATCCGTATATAGGAAATAATCTCCATCATTCACTTCACCTTTACAAAACATTTCACCAATCTGTTCAAGTTGTTTTGACTTGTACACGTTAGTTCCGCCAAAATTAAGAAATGCCCCAGGCGTAGTTGCTTGAGGCGTTTCTCCACCGCTAATAACCTTTACATTTTGATTTGTAGCTCGTTGAAGCTGTAATGGAAGATGATCCTTCCATTGCTTAGTGTAACGTGTATCTACAGCCTCAATGTCTACAATGTAAATAGTCATTATCTTTTACCGCTATAATTTTTTCTTGTTTGATTGCGGTTTTTCATACGCAAGTAATTTTGATATTTTTGATAAGCCTGCCAGTTTTGGTCATGCTTGTTATACAAAGCCTTTTCATTAAAGACTTTGCCTTCGAAACGACAATAATCACGATAAGCATCTAAGTCGTTAAAAACTTTAGTATACGCTGCACGATTGAATTCGATTGCCATAATGTATTTTTCCTTTAATTATTGTTTAGGATAAAAGATTGAACAGCCATTTTCATTATCTTCAGCTACGCTGATCTCTACAAAGCGGCCGGGATACTTTGCAGCGATTTCTTGATACAAGTCATCTGCAATCATCTCACATGACTTGTGATTTAACTCTAGTACGCCTTCAACGTCATAGAGTCGTTGCATCCAGCGTTTAAACTGAATGAATTCAATATCGCGATCGTTATGAAATACTTCAATACGAACACGAAAGTGAAAGATATGACGATGTGGAATACCAAGGAATGATACGTCATCCCAATCGCCAGTTGCTAATTTAGGGTCAGTGTCTGCACCTGGGTACATATGTACACCTTCTTTTGTAAAGGTTACCCAAATGCTTCGTTGAGCTTCGGTTATTGCGTTGTTAATATTATCGTTCATTTGTTCTTCTTTCAATCTACGACCCATATAGTCCCAATATGATTCACGTTGTTGCATAGTACTAATATACTTTCTTTATAAAGGTTTGTCAAGAGCATATTCACTCCAATCTGTAAACTTTTGATCGTCCATTAGATTGTGCAGTCTGTGACACCATACACCTGGATTGGTTGCACGAAAGTCCTTGTCATCAATCTTTAACATAGTATTGTAACCAAATTGTTTAATGTAGGGAATAGGAATACGCAGTTGCGGAATAAACAGATCTGTTTCAACCAGTCCAGTTTCTAATAGTGCTTCTGCATGATCGAGCGGCACATCAAGTGTACAAGGAATACCTTTGTCAAGAAAATACATTATCATATCTTCCCATTCGTCCCATGTGTCTGCATCTTCTGGAAAGTTTGTACCTGGACTAAATGAATGATTAGCACCAAAGAAAATATGTTCACATTCTTGTGTTGCAAAATGTTCAAACACTGTTTCAATATTTTGAACACCAGTTACAAATAGTGTTTTCTTTCCATAAACAGGTGTACGTTCTACTTCAATTCCAGTAAAGAACATAACATCGTCATGTTCGCCTGTGTCATAGTCTCTTTTCATTCTAATCCTAATTGTACAAGTTTAGAGTTAAGTTTATGAATTTCGTCTTTTAGATAAAGTTTCATAGTTTTCATTCTACGAACTTCTTCTGATATAGTAATATTATTATATAATATTTCTATGTCACTGTCAAGTTTTCTGTGTCTTTTTTCTAGTTCAACTATACGGTTACGAATTTTGTCTTCTTCTGAATCATAATTGCTCATCCACTAGTTCCTCCAACTTAGTTTCATCTAAGATGTCTTCTTCTTGTTCAACAACTTCTTCTACTTCAAATAATGCATTAAAAAATGTATTAGCATTTACAGTCTTTTTGCCAATTGCACCTCTAGTACCAGGTATAGCCATCCAAAATTTAGAGTATTCATCTATTTTTTGTAAGGCTTCGTCTTTATCTGTAATTGCAAAAATTTCATTTACAACATCTCTAAACAGAATTCTATCAAACTTTTCGTCTACTAACATTTTAGGAATCACACCGTTGTCGTATTGTCTGTTTGCTTCTTGTACAGCGTTTACATGACTCCATACGTTATGACCCATTTGTATAGCATAACTAAATGAGTCCCAGCTAGTCTTTCCTTCTTTACCTATCTTATTTAGGTCTCCAGGAGCATAAGTGCAAACGTCTGATACTTTGAGTTCGGCAGTAATCGGTGAGTCTTCAAAGTTTTTAAATATCCCATCTGATATAACAGTGTCTCTAAACAAGCGTTGATCTGTAGCATATTTTTTATCGTCAACTGACGGCACCATACGATACGTCCATTTGCTTCTGTCCTCAGTTTCGTTCTGAATGTAGATCTGTCCATTCGCGGTTGCCAAGAAAGGACTAGCACAGTCAAAAGTAATAGTAAAGTTTTCATTATAGTTTTTCCGCACAGCACGTTGAATGTCAGTAAGCAAACAAGCCCACTCTAGTTTAGATGTACCTAGAAAGTGCATTATATCATGCACACCTTTTTCAAGCAAACCGTCAAAGTGCAGTGTTACAAGTCTTTTTAGTACCAAGTGTACATCGCACATGTTCTGACCACCCATTGCCCAACCATTAAAATGGTTGTCTGGATACTTTGCAGGATCACAAAAATCTTTCATCTGTGAATACCAGTCATCTGCTTCGTCGTGTGTTTCGCCTTGTAGAACGTTTAAGAACTTACAGTTGCCGTTACGATGCTTCATCCAATATTCGTTATTATACTTAGAAGCATTAACAGCATCTTGATATGTACTAATACCGGTCTTTTCTCTACCTGCTGGCGAGCGACAAACCCATGCTGGAATATCAAGGATCATACCGTAGTCCATATATGCATCCATCCAACGGAGAACACCGTCACGCTTTTGCTGTGCCGCATCAAGTCTTGCTTGATATTGTTTAGCATGATTAATTTTAGTTGTCTTAGGATTACCGTTTTTATCAAGTTTAGGATTGCCATGTTCGTCTAGTTGTTCAACTATTTCAATACCTTTTGCAACAGCTTCTGCCATACGAGCAGCAACTTCAGGACCATTAGGGTCACGCCATTCGCCTTCCCAAACACCTTTACCAATTTGGAAACCACCTGAGTCGCCAAGTATCCAACTATTTTCTCTATCTCTATTACGTACCATATCTTCTTTAGGAACATCTTTAGTTGTATCTAAATCAGCGTGTCCTGCTGAATATAGAGTCCACTGGTACTGGAATTGACCTTCTTGTTTGTTAAGATAGTTTAAACTCTCTACACCGTGTGTAAAGTTAGATGGAATACGTGACTTATCTACATATTCGTCATAACGCTGTTTGCCTACGTAAGTGGCATAGAAGCCACTTAGTGCCGGGAGAAACCTTGCGTAATCATTCTGTGTTGCAGTTAAGTCTTTTTGCATTACTTACTCTGTGCTGGAAGTATATAATCGTATTTTGCCATTCCTGAATCAACTGTAATCATCATAGCGCCTTGGTCCGAAATGCTCATAGTCAAATCGCCATCTAAATTTAAGATGCTTTGTACTTGTGCAACAGGCCAACTCCAAGTGTGCTGTAAAGAACCCTCTACATCGTGTTGGAAAACAAACTCGCCTGCGTGTGTGCTTGCATCACCAAAGCTAAAAACAAGATTACCATCAACAGTTTTAACATTAAATGTTGGTTCTTCTGAATGTGCAGCACTCATAAGCTTCATACGTGCAATTGCAGCTACACTAGGCTGTAGAGTAACATTCCAACTTGCACCTTTAAACTTAACGGTCTTAAGTTTTTCTTCAATAATTGCTTTGTTCATAAAGCGGTAATCGTTCTGGAAGTCACCAGTTGCATTTTCAAAGTGAATGTGTGTTGGAACTGTTTCGCCATTGCGTTCTGCTTGTACAACTTCAATTTTAGCATTGTCTTTGTACTCAGGGTTTTTCAAATGTAGCGCAAGTTTGTCTAAGTTTGGCATACCAAAAGTGCCTTCTGCCACTTTATGACCTGAAGTTGCGCTTAGAATTACGCTACGATCATCTGCCATTGAGTCGATTGTTGTTTCGTCCTCGCCTGTAACTTTAACTAGACTTAGAAAACCAAGTGCATGTGTATGTGCAACAACGTCTTGTAAGATATCTTTCATTATACTGTTTCTCCATTGAATAAATCTATTATATTATCATTACCTTCTTTTGTCAAGAAGTTTTGTATTTCGTATTTAGGTTTAAACCCAAGTGCTTTCATTTTCTCCATGTTTGCACAAGTCCATTCTCTTTCTCCTGGAGTATTTAGGCGAACAGGAAGTTTAGGCGCCAAGTCTTGAACACGCACTGGACGCCCTGTACCAATGTCAACAACACCATTGACATGTGGTGCATTTATGAGTATTTCAATTGCATCTAGCATATCTTCTAAATGAATGAAATCTCTATAGTGCTTTGTTGTATATTCTAATGTACCGTTACGTAGTTTATTAAAGAACATATTCTTTCTAGGACAATTATCTGAGTACACAGTGTGGAAACGCATTCCTAACATTGTTCCTGCGTTATATCTTTCTGCAAGTTCTTCTAAAATATATTTAGAAGCTGCATAAGGATTTAAATCTGGTTCATAAGCACTTGAACTACTTGCATAAAGTATCCTTGTACCTTCATAATGTTCAAATAGTCTACGGCTTGCTTCAACATTATTCAACCAATATCCTGCAGGATCTTTAATACTTTCACGAACACCGCTTTTGCCAGCAAGGTGAATAATTAAATCAAATTTTTCATTAAACTCACATGTTAATAAATCTTGAGTATTGTTAAGTTTGTCCCTATCCCAACCATCTTTTAAGTCTATACCTACAACACTATAGTTTTTTGTAAGACGTGTAAGCAGATTGCTTCCTATGTATCCTCTATGACCTGTCAGCAAAATTTTCATTAAGTATCCTCCATGTGTCCTTCCAGTGTTTCACATGATAATTGCAACCTTTTTTATTTGCGTTAGCTAAAGGTTGATCATTACCACCTAACTGCATTGCGTCACCAAAAAATATTAATGTATCATTACTGTCAAAATCATTTACTATTTGACTTTTATCAAAGCCCTTTGGCGAAATGTCAATACCTGTTTCTCCACCTACCTTTGCTTCTAAGTATGGAAACATAATATTGAAACTGTGAGCAATTTTATATCGTTCAGCCTTTTTTGTATCATAACGTACATACTGTGCACGTTGTTCTTTGTCTGCACCTCTGCCAACAACACTAAAATTTACCATTCCTGGGCGATGTTCAAAATGTTGTCCTGTACGCAACGGAAATTCACTTTCAGTTAAACATTGGGCAAGGAATGTGTGAGGTGTTTCTTCTAATATCCATTCATTTTGATGTACATTTGTGTCTTGCTCCCAAACATCGTTTCCGTTGCAATTATAAACTCTCACAGCAAGATTGTAAATAGACAAACCTACTTGTTCAACAGTTTTCATTTTATCAGAACCTGTAACCAAATAACATGAATTATGGCTGGCAAAGTTCTCAAACCATGCAGCAAAGTCTTTATCTATTTTTCCTCTGCTAGGAGTCAGTGTTCCGTCTACATCAAAAACAAATTTATTCATTTACACAAATTGCCTTTTCATCTTGATCAAATGTTGCTTCTAACACAGCTTGGTTTATTAGACACTGTTTTTGTGAATCATACCTGTTGAATTCTGTGACTTTGTATTCATTATACTCAGGTATAAAACTTAGTACAAATAGAATCCACATTAGGTGTCTTTCTCTTCTTTTTGTTTTTTGCGTTTAGTATAAAAGCCACCTTTGAATTCAATATCTTCTGTTCTTTTACCACTTACACCTACTGTAATTTTTCCACCATTTTTTATATATTCATCTACTAACTTTTGTTCTTCGTCAGTTAATGATCGACTCACAGGATTCATACTCATTTACTTTCTCTTTCTGCTACTCGCTTACGCAAGTCGCTACTGCTGAAGCGGTGATCTCGTTTGTTAAAGTGTAGCTGGATACCCCGCTTCTTGCAAATATCCTTGCCAGTAAAATCCTTTTCTCTATACTCTTCACCTAATATTCTAACATCAATATGATACATTGTCAAGATATCTTCTAGGTCTTTTTCAGATGTATATGGAATTATTTCATCTACGTATGCAACTGCTTTGAGTTGTGTGTAACGTTCTACTACAGTTTGTATAGGAGAATTCTTTTCAGGCCTGTCTACGTTAGGATCTACTTGTAATCCGCATATTAAGTAATCACATTGTTCTTTTGCTTCACGCAACATTTGTACGTGTCCTGCGTGAAGTAAGTCAAATGTTGAACAAGTAAATCCTACCTTCATCCTAGCTGCTCCCTTAGTTCTTCAAGAAGTTCTAATAGCTTTTGCATTAGTTCTTCGTCTTGTGTTTTTTCTGTATCAAATTCTACTTCTACTTTTATTTTCATTGTGTTAGTCCTTGAACCAAATTCATAGCAACTGCTGTGCCGCTAATACTTGATCCTATCATAATTGCTCTATCGCTCCAGCTCATTCCTACAAAGATCCATCCTATTGAACTGAGAATGTATGCTATTTGTCCATACATTGTGAATCCTGCACTAATTGAAAATACACCTATCACAGCAAGTACCATACTTGCCCATTTTACATACCAGTCTACTGTGCCAGTAGGTGTTGTAGGTGTTAGATCTTCAACTTCGTGTTGTAGTTCTGCAAGCTCTTGTTTAAGACGTTTACGTTCTTTTGACAGTTCTGCTGCAAGTTGAGACGCACGATTTTCTCTAGATGCTTCTTTGTACTCGTCTTTTACCATTTGTTCGTGTTCTGTCACGTTAGTCTCCAAAATCAAACAAACTTGAGAAAGTGTTGTGTTGTTTAGTATCTTCTAGTGGATAGTTAAGCACACCAATCAAGTTATCTAGTTTATTATCAATAATAGTTTCCGCCATAGCCGCATCGTCAAACGGCAGTTCCTTAAACCATTCAGGCAAACGTAGCTCATCTGTTGGATAAGCAACACTAGTATAGCCTAGTGGATTTGGTTTGAGTTTGCATACAATAACTTTCATACCATCTACAATCTCTTGCGAGTATTTGTCACCGTTCATACGTTTTAGTGTATTCCAGTTGATACTTGCTCTTACGTGACCAGGCATGTTTGCTTTGCCTTGTTTTTCTTCAAGACGTTGATAGTGTCCAATTTTGTTTGCACGTTTAGGCGAACCTTTTTCAAATCCTGGACGCTGTTCAAACTCTTTGCGGAACTCTGTAATACGCTGTAGCACATCTTCTTGTGATGCATCTGTAAGCACCATTAGTAGCAGTTCTTTTAGGAACTCCTGCATAAACACTGGAGTATCTGATCTACGCAAGTCCAAGCCCATTGCTTTTACTTTACCTGGCTTACCATCTGTGTCTGTTCTAAAGCCTTCGTTATCAACAACTAATGCTGCATATCGCTTCTTAGTAATGTACAGGCCTGATTGTGCAACAATTTCTCTACCTGCTGCAATAACATCGCTCCTTGTCTTTGGACAGTGAAATGCTCTCAGCATAAAGTCTGGGAATGTTGTGTTTGCTTGTTCGCACACTTGATCATACAGTGTAATACACTTGTCTATGTTAAAGTCAAGTGCTCCACTTTCTACATCGTCTTTGAGAGCAGGCCAAGCACTAAAGTACACAGAGTCTGTATCACCATATATAACACTTTTGCCTGTGTGATCATATTCGCCTGTGATAACTTTGTTAACTTCAGCACTCATATGCTTAACAATTTGTCTACCAGTTAGTGTAGTTGACTGTCCTATCCTTTTGTCAAAAAATCTACAACCAGGATTAAGAATAGCTCCATAAAGTGAGTTAAGATTAATTTTCTTAACAAGTTGCCGCTTGTCCCAGTACTCAATCTCTGCATCGTTCTTTGCATCTTTAGCTTTCTTCAGCATCTTCTGCATGTCTTTACGTTCTGCATACCAACGCTTTAGGATACCTGGAATGACACCTTCAAACTCTGTTGTAAAGATTGTACCATTTGCACTTAGCATCCAAGGCATTTGACT